TAATCATAAGGAATACCAATTTTATCAGAAAGATTTCTACGTAATATTTCAGCAGAGTAAGGCATTCTTACAACTGCATCAATAATAAAAACTTCTGTATTTCTAATTTTTGTTCCAAAATCTAGTGGATGTTCCTGCATAATAGTTTTCTGTGGATTGCCAACGCTGACCACATCATATCTTTGCAGTTCTGATTCAATTGTATCAGCAATTTTATCACTGACTTCGCCAGCAATTTTAATTCTCATTGGAATTTCTTTGACTGCTTCGGCTAGATATTGTTTTAATGTCTTCATATTGTTATTTATCTCCTTGATCCTGTTTTTTATCGTTTTCATTGACTTTATCCAACAGTTGATCCAGTAATTTGTTGCGATCACCTACCACATAGCCTTCGCCTTCAATAACATCGTCATGTCTAGGATCACGTCTATCCCATTGATCTACACGCTGTTTTTTTAGTTGTAGCTCAATCATACGCAGTTTTTTGTCTGCTTTGGCATTTTTGGCTTCAATTGCATTTTTCATCATAGTTTGTGCTACTTCAAAAAACTTGCCGGCATGTCTGGCTTCAGAATTCATACCCAAATCCATTAGTTCTCTGAAACTTTTCATAGCATCTGTGGCATATTCATCCATGTCAATGTCATGTGACTCAAGATCTTTGACCTGAGGCAATGCTTTGTCAATTTTTTCAGCAGTTGTTAATGCTTTTTTGATAAGATCTTCATCTTCAACTTCTGGTTCTTGTGTGGCTTCTTCAATTGCTTCATACTCAGACAACGGTGTTGACAGAGTATTTTCTTCAATGTGCTCGTGTATTTTTTGTTGCTCTAATGCTTCTTCCATACTAGGCAGATCAAATTCTTTTTCAAGTTTTTTAGTCATAGTTACTTTATAGCATAAATTGAGTCTTCATTCAAGACCCTAAATCGCATTCCTTTTCTTTTTGTCCATTCTGCGGCCGCTTTCCATTTGGCTCTGTTTACTACTACTCTGGCTTTGTCGTGTGGATTTTTGGCTTTTTCAATAATTGTTTGACTTTTTGGTTTTATTTCAACAAGTTCAACAATTTTCTTTCCAGATTTTGTAACATACATCATCATAAAGTCTGGAACATAGTGTGTGTAGTCTCCGTTGAAAGGATTTCTGTAAGGTATTTTCACAGGCTCACTGGCCCAGCTCAAAATATTAGGATGATTGTCACACATTCTCATAAAAGTCAACTCCCAACCAGAGCGATATCTTGGCTTGCGATTGCCAACATATTTTTCCGGGTGCTTGGGCTCATAAAAGCCTTGATGAAACTTTGCCATACTATTATTTACTTGATAATCTGTCTAGCTATCTGTTTCTTAGGTGTTTGCTTCACACGTAGACCAATTTGACTAGTTCCTGGTCTATAGTTATTCAACAGTTGCACACCCAATGGACTAAGCTCAAGATTGTTTTTGGTTCCAGTAAACAGTTCTTGATAATTTATTCCAAATTTCTGTATTGCATCTAATACCAACAGAGTATAAGCAGTGACAAGATTTTTGTTTGCCACATGTTTTTCAAAAATACCTTTTATGATTTGATACTTTGGACCATTAAGTGATTCACGTGACACACTGGTTACATTTTCTAAAACAGCAGATGCCGGATCAATGGTACTACCAATTTGACCATTTGAAAAACTGTTTGTTATATCACCAAGCTGTTTGATAACTTGCTGTATTGCACCTGTTCCTGCTACTAGTTGTGTGCTTGATCTTTCTGCCATTGTTTTACCTCGCATCATTCTGATCAACAAATTGATTTTTCAAACTGTTGTATTCAGACATTGGTACTTCTTGAATATTTCCTGATGAATCTTTTATTTGTCCAACTGGTGTTCTACCACCTGACATTTTGACTCCAACAAAACTATCTTGATTTAAATCGCCATAGCTTGATGATATTGAAGTCTGGTAACCATCTCCACCTTTGTTGTTTAGTATGCTGTTGTTTTCTCTTGAAAACGGATGTTTTCTATCTTGTAATTCACTGTCAATCACTCTGATTCTATTCTCATGAGAGTTATATGATTTGTTCATTATGTCTGCTTGTTGTTCTTTTTGTGCTGGGGTTAGATTTTCATAACGTTCTTTGAGAGCATTTTGTTCATCTACATGCACTTGCCTTGCATCTAACAATGTGTCATCAGACATTGGTTCATAGAATTCTTCTAGCTTGTTGACAGCTGACTGATCAGGATTTGCTGTGTACAGTGATGCTGATTCTGATTCTGACAGTGTAACCTTTTTACTAGTCGATGTGTTTGAAGTGCTAGACACCGATGATTTAGATGTGGAATTGTTTTCAGATGTGCTTTTTGCTACTGTTTTTTCTTCTGGAGAACCTTTGATTTCGTAGTTAGAGCTTTTAGCTTCTGCAGGAGGATCAATTTCTCCGTTGATAACTTTGTTTCTGTATTTTTTATCAGCCGCGGCTACTAAACCTTCTTGAATTCTGGCTTCTGTTTTAGGATTTTCATTTGGTGTTCGTGGTTGTCCGTTTGGTAAAGTGTTTAAGTCGTTGTAAATTTCTTGATACTCTGGTGTGTCTCTTGCTTCACTCATTTTTAAACCCACTACATTAGAATTACCGGTATTAGTAACTTCTTTTTTAATAGGACTATCGTTGGAACCAGGTGCAACTGATGTATTTGAATTTTGTGTAACTGTGTTAGGCGGTGTTGGCACGTCTGGTTCTAATTTAGTTTCTGGTGGTTCTGGTAATTCATTTACCACAGGCGGTGCAGTGTCGTGTAAGCCTTGAGCTGATTCTTCAAACAGTCTAGGTAAATCATATTCTGCTTGTGCAAGTGGTACGTTTACTTCTTCAAATAATAAGTTTTCATAATTAAAACTCAAACTCACATTGACCAATTGACTGGATGAAAAATCAAATGTATCCATATCAAATCTCTGCAATCTTGGATGGACCATTCTGGTTTTGCTGTACCTGCCTCCAGCAATCTGATATAAATCAATACTTTTAATTAATCTGTGTCTTTGTGGATCATGACTTCTCATTCCGTATTCATGTGTTTGGCGGAATTGGCCATCATCAATTAAAACACTTTGTTCATAATTGACATCTTCATTTGACTCTTTGTACAGTCTAGCATTTTGAAACTCAAATTCATACAGTGTTTTTGCAAACTTAAGAGCCATACCGTCATGTGTGTCATACATTCTCACATTAACTGGTGAAAATGTGACTTTTCTATTGATTACTCGTTTGCGATTGTACTGATTAAAAACATCTTGATCAGTTTCTAGTTTAGGTGATTCAACTTGATTACAGAGAAAATGCAATCTATCTCTATATGCAATTAAATATTTGACTCTTTCAGATAAAAAATTATCAACTACATCAGTATACAAATTGTATACCAATACAAACTGAAACTGTAATCTGTGTGTTCTTTGGAAACTAGGACCGCTCGTATAAACTTGAGCGGCCCTGTTAATTGGTTTGAGAAAGATATCTGTTGCCATAGTAATACTTATCCATGTTTTCTACAAGTATTCTACAACACCAAATTATACAATGTCGTATAATATTAGTTTACGTTGTCGCCAGCGAGACCGGTTACGCCACCAACTGGAAATAATCCATTTTCGTGAATAGCGTTATCATACTTGATTGTTAAAAGCACTTGAACAGGCTCTGATGTTGAATAATCAGTGTCTGAATAATCAACATTCTGCAAGAAACAACCTTCTAATGACCAAGTTTCAATCTGACTATCGTCATCACCATTTAAAATATCAATAGTTGTATTGAACTTGTAATTAGAACCTGTGTTGCTTGATGTTTGTTCAAAGTGGTTCATCTGTTTCTGTACTTGCTGACCTACAAGACCTGATACTTGGTTTGAAATGTCATCTCTTAGTGTGAGCTGAATTGCTTCCCAAGTGTGCTTGCCTTGAATGTAAGCAACAGAATTGTATGAATGAATCGGCACTTCTTCGTGTGACACTTTTGGTCTTGTCACTGACATCACGTTTCTTGTTAACTCAATAACTTGTGCGCCAATTGGACCAAAGTTTGTAAACTCGACTCTAAATCTGTATTTTAATTTAGGTTGTAAAATACCAAAACGAGCGCCATTTACTGGTACACCAAATTTATTTGTGGTAATTGCCATTTTATCTGCTCCTTATAAATTTATTTACACCTTTGTCAAATATTCTGTTGTATAAAATATTTTTTAAAGGTAAAATAAAGGGATAGAAACTACCCCTTTATTTTGATAATATTAACCAGCTAAGTCCTCACCTGTGTTTTTGATACGTACCGGAATGTAGATAAACTCAATTGCTTTTACTGGTTGTATAGCAATGTCTATGTACAATTCGTTTCTATCAATTCTAGCAGGTGTGTTGTTTGAATCATCACAAACAACTAAGAAGTCGTACAGTGCTCTCTGAGACACTAAACCAGACATAAATCTGTTAAATGTGTCAGTGACCTGTCTTCTTGTTGTTTCGTCATTTGGTTCAAACAAGAACGGTTTTGCTAGTAGATCCAATTGGTATCTTAGATACACAACTAATCTTGATACATTTACTCTGTCCATTGCTGTTGCAGTTGGTGAAAGTGTTTTTTGACCAAATACTACCAAGCCTCTGTTTGGAATAAATGCAATTGGGTTGATTTTGTTTGCGTACAGTGTGTCTCTTTGACCTTCAGACAGTGTTACTGGCTGATATTCTTCTTCAGAGTTAATGAAACCTACTGAAGTTGAATTGTCAACTAAACCTCTTGTATAACCTGCCGGTGCAAACCATGGAAATGCAACTGAGTCATTGTAAGCCAATGTTCTTAGAGCAATGTGTGAAGGTGGTACTACCACTTCATTACCGTCTAAGTTAGTTGCAAAGCCTGATGGATAATACACAGCCGCATATGGTGATGCTGTAATCAAACCATCTTCACCGTTTGAAGCGGCATTGTTGGCATTAGTTGCCCAGTTTTGAACTGACGTTCCATCTGGTGCTAATCTAAAAGGTGTGTCAGCAACAACAAATGCTGTTTGCTTTCTATCTGTACTTAAACTTACTAGTTCGTCAAGCAGTTCAGGATAACCTGGTGCTGACAGCAAGTTAAAGAATCTAGATTCTGCTCTGATATCATCATTGTCAACTAGTGCTGATTGCATTGCTGAAACAACAACTCTTCTCTGAGCGGCTCTGCCCATGTAAGGTGAACCATCTTCTTTTAGACCTGATTCTGTTACCCAAATGTCTCCGTTGTTTGTACCATCAAATGTGTAGTTGGTTACAAACTTTTTCACATTGTAACCTGAAAGTCTTGTGTTAAACAACAAGATGTTTTCTGGATACACTGCTGGATCTGGAGCGTCTGAATGGAAGTTGCTGTAAGCTGAACCCCAGTCTTGTGCATCTTCATCTGCACCTGCTGGGTTACCTACTGCATCTGCAAACACAACACCATCTGCTGTGCTTTGATCAGTGTTGTCTAATAAGTTCCATTCTGAGTCACTGTTGTTCCATTTGTAGATTTTTGGATAAACATCTAATTCATTTGAATCAATCCAAAGATCGCCATCTTCTAGTGCAGTACCATCTGATTGTGCAGTTGGCTCTTCAGATACAATCTGTAGATCTTTAATACCGCCTGACACAACTGAGTTAGCATCAAACCTGTCTTTTGAGTTTGCGTATGCTAACCATTTCATAGTACCACCATCATTAGTAGCAATATAGATATCAGCATCTTGACTTGAGCTGTACCAAAGTGTGCCATTTACTGGATCTTTAGTAGGTGCTGTTGCTGATGCTTCATATGAAAGATCGCTCCATAATGATTTGTGATAGTATGCTGTTGAACCTGTTGATTTGTTATCAGTAAATCCTAAGTCAGAAGTAGTTACACCTGAACCGTCTTGAATGTAAATTTCTTTACCGCCAGTTCTTGTGATTTTTAAATACTGTCTTGTTGCTGATCTATAATCAATAGATGCTGTGATACCTGCGGCCGCATGTGTCTGGCCGGCACCAAATTCACTGTTAATTGCTGTAACAATGTTTTCAAGATTTGATGATGAAAGCGTAATTGCCTGACCATTAAGTTTGAAAGTACCTGTTAAACTTGCGGCATGTAGTGATGATGCATCACCAGTAGCCACAGTTGAAGTACCAGCTCCTCTGATTTTCAAACTATATTGAATTTCAGGAGTTGTTTCACGTTGTGTTTTTGAATATGATGTAGCTTCAATTGTTGCTGATGCTGATACAAAGTTATTGGCAATATAATTTGCATAATCTTCGTCGCCATCATCATCGAACTGTACATAAACATCATTTTGTGTTAATGCGGCGCCTTCAACTGCTGTTGCGGCATCATCGTTAACATACATATTTGATGTTTTAGTTTCCCATGCACCTGTTGATGAGTTGTAAACTTTAACTACAATACTAGCACCTTGACCTGCTGGTGTAGACTTTAACCAGATGTCATTGTCAGCCACTGTTGGTGCTGTACCTGTACCTGGCTGAATGTAAACATTAGCATTTGATTTTGCTGTTGACCATGAGTCTGAACCTACTGCGTCCCATGTTGATGATGCTGTTTTTTCATACACAATAACTGGATCAACTGAAGTAACTGCAACAAAATCTCCTGTTGCACCATATGTTGCTTTAGGTTTGTTGTTGGTTCCTACGTTACTACTTGCGGCAGAACTTGGTGTGTCTGCTAATACTGTTGGTGTTATTTTATCCCAAGTGCCTGCTGATGCATTACCTTGAAATAGACCAAAGTCTGTATTTTGTACATCTAACCAATATGTTCCGTTGTTTGGTGTTAGTTGTGGAGCTGTTGATGAAGCTTCTAGTTGATCTAAATCAACATCTGCTCTTACAACATATGCTCTGTTTGAAATTCCTAAATATGAATAAGTTGATAGCAAACCGTATTCATTTCTCTCGTCGCCATGTATCTGTGTACCTGCTACTGATTTAAATGAAGGTTCGCCAAAAGTTGTAACCAGTTCACGTTGTGATGTTACCAAAAATGGTTTTCCAGCGTTTGCAGAAGTTGTACCTACTGCTACTGCGTCAGTGCTTGGATCTGTTTTGTCTTGTGCTGTTGCAACAACTACAAGAGGAACAGTGCCTTGACCGGCTGGAGCATACATTGATTCATCAGTTACGCTAACTGATACACCTGGTGATGTTAGTGTTGGCATGTTTAATCTCCCTGCTTTACATTATATAATGTGTTGTATTACTATGCTAGTATTTATAGTTTTTCTGGAAAAACTAGGGCAATCCATTTACCTTTAAAGGTATTAAATACAATTAACAATGCAAGATAAACCTAGAAAAAAAACACATATTAGACCGCTTTGTAACAAGTGTAAAGTACGACCTGTGGCATTTAACTATCGTAGAAAAGGCAAAGTATACTACAGAAAAAAATGCGATCAGTGTATAAAAGAAGATGCAGGTGTTACTTCTAGAAGAAAACACTCGTGGGAAAAAAGCGGTTATAAAAAAAAGCATATCTGTGAAAAATGCGGCTTTAAAGGCAAACACCCAGTTCAAATGGATGTGTATCATGTTGATGGTAATTTAAAAAATGCCGACTGGAGCAACTTGAAAACTATATGTGCTAATTGTTCTAGAATAAAAAGTGTAGAAGAAGTTGGTTGGACACAGGGTAACTTGTTGCCTGATTAAACTATGTTATTTCTTTGACAATGTCTGCTAATTTAGTGTTTAAATCATCTAGAGTACTGTCATTAGTAACTGTGTAATCAACCCTGACATTAACCCAATCCCATTCACTTTGATGAATTCCCATATCTGATAAAGTGTGTTGACTAAATGTGTCACCGTCAGCGGCCAATTTGGCAGTTTCAAACCAGTGCGGTTCTGGACCTCGTTTTACTCTAATTACTTTGCCACCCAGTGTTTTGATCAAGCCTAATTCATTTTTAAATCTGCAATCACTAATTACTGTAGGCTTTCTACCACGTGACATGTATCTGCTTTCTAAACTATGTAACCAGATATTTTGATTAAAATTGTCTCTAAATATTTCTGTGCCTATTATTTGCAAAGCATATCTGGGAGTAAAATATTTGTTTCCTAGTTTTTTGCTCCACCACTGATCAACTGATTCTCTGTATAATCTGCTTTGGTCTGTATCACCTTCAAGCATGTCTCTAGGCCAGCCAAAAATGTCACTCACAGCATCTTTTAACGGAGCCGCAAATGAATCTTTTTGAAAGTTATGTTGTTCAAAGTATTCTGCTACTGTGTTCTTTCCAGAACCAATAAAACCAACTAGACCTATTATCATAAGTGCTATAATAACTGATTAAAACAAAGATGTCAAAGATTTTTTATCCAATAACCCAAGTTAGTGGATCTTCACCGGTGCCGTATGTGTCAATTTCACGCTCTAGCTTTTCAATGGCTGTTTGTGCTTCTGCTTTTAAATCTGCACCATTTAAGCTCACACTGCCTTGAGCACCAGGTAAACTGGAGTATTTGGATCTTGCTTCACCTAGCATCATTTTACATTGTGCAAGTGCATATTCTCTTATCCAAGGTCTACTGTATCTCTGTGTTATAAGTGTATCAACTGGTTTTTCCATGTATACTTGCAATAACACATTTTCTTCAGCTCTTGGTCTACGCATTAAAAGTAATTTGTTTTTTTCTGTGACATATTTGAAATTAAGATAACCACCAAACAATCTTCTTACTACTTCTTGATATTGAGAAAAAGCGTCCCATGTCAGCAGTCCACCAATTCTACCACCTTGTAAGAAATATAAATTAGTGTATGCCATTTCAAAAGGATCTAGATCAACTCCACTAGTTGAACCTGCAACAGATCTTCTAAATATTTCTCTGACTTCTATTACTTCTTCTGCCAGTGTATATTCGTTAACATCTGCTTGAAGTGTTAAAAAAATATATGCTTCTTCTGTGCTGTTTGAACTGCGTTGTCTAAATCTATCTACTGCTAGATCAATTGCTTGTTCATAGTGTTTGGGATCAAGTTCAACGTCAACCATACCATCACCTAGGATAGTACGTATATCGTCAATAAGTTCTTGTCTTTTAGATTGCTGTTTTGCCATTGTATTACTATTTAGTTGATCAATTTAAATCAATAAATACTACGAAGGACAATCTTATGCCAAGACTTAGTTTATGGAAGCCAAACAAAGGAAACGACTACAAATTTGCTGATCGTGTTATCAGAGAGCATTTTTTTGCGGGTGGCACTGGTGTGTTTTTACACAAATACATAGGACCTCATACACACACAGACTCAACAAGTTCAGATCAACCTAAAAACTCTATTACAAGCACACTTAATGTACAAGATGTGCTGTTTGGTGAAAACAGAGACAGAAAATACGATCCAGATGTTTTTGATTTGCGTGGTGTTTACAA